CCAAGCCCGAGTACGTGGTACCCGACCAAGTTACTGACGTGGCTGTGTAATCTCTGTCACTTTCATACGCCTCTTCAAACGCCATAGACCACTGGTCGAACTCTCTAACCTTCCTTGTAATAGTGTTACTCTGATTTAGTCTAAAATCATATGCAGGTAATACATAGGTTCCAACAGCGTGGGCTTCAGTTAGTGGCTCTGTTAGTGTAATAGTATTGTCACTAATACCTGATATTGTGGCGTATTCATACGTAGATAAATCTGAAGCTACTACCATGAGGTTCCTATCCTCATAGAAGTGTCTGTTACTACTATCACCTACTGTTACTTTACTATAATCTATACCGCTAGGCACTGCTTCTGTTAGGTAAGTCATGTCCGACCACACAGGAATGATCCATGTCTCATGGGTGCCTCTATAGAGTTGTCCTCTTATACCACTACTATCACTATACCTACCTGACACATAGCTTGGCGCAATCTCTACAAAAGGTTGATCAAGTATAGCCGACCGCTTTTCAGCGCCGGTTAAAGCCGTCTGAATGCCTGTCTGCCACCTGTGAGATAACTTCCATGCGGTCGGACGTTTGATTAAATACTCACTCATTATGCTCTCACCATCCTGGATATTATTTTGTTGTTATTTCTAATTATATTCAATACTGAATTCTTACCTTCCGGCGAAGCGAGGTAAGCTCCAGCCAGTTCAGGGCTAGGTACATTAACAATACTAACCTCTACTGGACTTGCACCACCAAGCATACTGGCCGTGTCGTTAGCATTTGTAATATGGCCACCCGTTCGTGGACTAAATAACTCTGGGCCTTTCTCGCCCACAAGGTACGTACTGCCACCAGCAACTGGACCACCACCTGCTTTAGCTCCTGCTACAGTAGCCAACATCCCGCCTGCCCCACCAGCTCCGCCACCAGCGGCCCCTGCTACACTGGCAGCCAACTTTGCTGCTGCCAGACTGTAATAACTTGCTGTAAGCGCAGCCACTGCTGTGGCCTCTGCTACGGTACCAGCCACTGCTAACGAGGACGATTGTGTGCTCTCCATACCCCATAACTTCTTCAAGGCGTTGAGCATTATTTGCTTCATCATGATTGAGGTCAACCACTTTAGATTTTCTTTACCAAAATCTGATATTGCTTCTTTAGCCGACTTCGTTCCCTCGATGTAATCCCACATAGATGTAGTGAAATTGTTTGTTATGGTGTCGTTTACCTGCTCACCAATCCTCATCCATGTAGCGCCCCATGATTCGATGCCTTCTATTGACTTTCTAACACCGACTGCAAGGCTCTCTGTGAACCTACCGTTCTCTATAATCATACTCTCGGTAGTCGCTCTTACTAGTTCTGTTTTCTTTCTTTCGAACTCGGCGAAGGCTACCATGCTCTCACCGTACAGTACCTTTTCTTTCTCGTAGTTAACAACCAAGTTGGCGTATTCTTTCTGTAAAGAAGTCATATGGAACTCGGCTTTATTAGTAAGGAACTCCAGGTACAGTGCTCTGTTCTTTTTAGCTAGCGCTATTCTTTTTGCACTTTCCTTTGCTTCTGCATCAGTGATCTTCTTTGCAGCATCAGTAGCAATCTTGATTTTCTCTGCAGCGGCATCACTGTTTATTTTGTTAATTTCTGCTTTTCTGGTTTTAGCTATAAGTGTTAAAAGTGCATCATCCTTTACAACTTCTTTCTCTAATTTAGCATACTTATCTTTAGCTTCACGTATTTCTGCTTTTACAAGATCGCCTCTCACCCTGTCCATCTTGTTGAGCATGGCCATTCTTATTTCAGCATTGCGGTTGGCTTCTTTAGCAGTAGCCTTGCCCCCATCATCACCCTCACTTCCTGGTCGTTTAGGCACCTTGTAGGTCAGTGTTTTCTTAATCACCTTGTCCAAGTCCCTAACATCTTTCACAAACTGCCTCATCATTTCAGAGGTACCTTTAGTGTTTTTTTCTACTTCTATTAGGAAGGCGCTAAGCTTCTCAAAAGGTTTAGCTAATGTAGCACCCACCTTTGGAATAGTTCTGTAGAACGCAGCCAACGTTGCTGCAAGTTTCTGAAATTTACCAACAACATAAGAGAACATCTTGTTCCAGACACCTATCCATATTGCTCCGAGACTTATCACTAATTTTATAGTGCCCAGCAAAAACTTACCTACCCATACCTTTAAGTTTCCCCAGATGGCTCCAAGAGATTGGAAATACTCAGCGGTTGATTTAGTTGAACCACCCAGTCTTCTCATCAATTCATCACCGCCTGCTATAGTAGCATTCATAAACGCGGCTTTCTTCTGAACTTCAGACATGGTCTCTACTGTTAGTTTAGCGACCTTGTTGTAGCCCTTTGTTGCTTTATTGGCATTGTTTAAAGCCTCAATCTTCTCATTTTCAGTCTTAATAAAGTCTTTGTTTGCTTTACCTATATTAACAATGATACCTAAATTATCAAGAATCATCTTTGACTGGCGGCCAACAGCAAGTGAGATATCGTTGAAGGCCTGGACAACAGTCTGGCCTGTCATTTTAGAAGTGGCTCTTGCTATAGCCATTAACTTGGTTAGGTTTTCTACTGGAACCCCAAGCATCATAGCCGTACCAGCATTTCTAATTAGGTCAGCATTTGCAATAGTACCTTTAGATACTTTTTTTAATTCAACAAGCAGTGCATCAGCATTCTGGCCGTAACTGGCTGTCATATTTCTGAAGGCCTCTTCTTGTTGCTTTGCAGCGGCAGCGGAACCAGCTAAATCAAAGGCTGTCTTAACTGCCACAGCTACAACAGCGGCTACAGCAGCGAGTTTCATCCAGCTACCTTTTATTCTTTGTACAAAAGAAGTGTTATTATTTTCAATGTCTTTAAGTGCTTTCTCGAAGCCTCCGCCCCTGGCTATCGTAGCGGTGTCACCAACTATACCTAACTTCGCGTAATCACTTTTAAGATTAGCCATAGTTTTAGCATATCGTGCTTGCGCGATCTTAAAATTGGAAGCCTGTTTGGTGTACAAGCCATATTTATGAAACTTACCCGCTGTCGATTCACCTTTAGTCGCTGTGATTTTGAACTTCTTGAAGAGCTTCATAGGCCGCTCATTCATCTTCGCAGCATCCTTAATGGTTCTTTCTACACCAAATATATTAGTTCTGGTAGCATTGAATATGCTGGACGCACCGCCAGCTATACCAGCGCCACCTAACAATCCAGCCGCACCTAAACCGGCCATAGCCCCACCACCTGCGCCACCAGCCCCACTGCCCAACTTAATATTGGACAACAAATTCTTGGCCTGCTTACCAGCGGTTCCTAACTGTATTAATCTCTTGGTGGCATTCTGAACTGATTTAGCATAGGTAGCCACATTCGTAGTCATAGACCTAAACACACCTCTAATAGAACTACCTATATTAGAGGCAGATCTACCAATGGTTGTCATTGTGGCTGACGTTTTAGATATCTTTTTGTTGGCATCTGTAGAGGCTTTAGTGGCACCAGTGAACATTCTTTTAAATGCCGTACCAGCAGAAGCAACAGATGTTTTCATCTTACCCATAGCCGTCTGCGTGGCCTTACCAATACCACCGAGGCTCTTCTCGGCCTTACTAAAAGAAGAGGTCAGATTCTTGGCGGATTTACTCCCTTCGTTTCCAAGACTTCTGACCTTGTTAATTACGTTTTGTAGTTTAGCTTCCCCACCTGTAGTATTGAGGTCGAGTTTTATGTCTATAACATTTTTAGCCACAGTTATTACCCCTGTTCTTTATTTAGATTTTCTGTCTGCTTACGATTAACTTCTGTGAAATAGGATTGGAAGAGGCGAATGTACTGCCGTCTTTCTTGGGAAGGGACGTTCTCGGCGTCTAATACTAATCTAATCCCCTCGGCAGAAATACTCTCACCGTTCCAGATTACTCCAGCATAGCCACAAATCATTGAGAACGCTAAATAGGTCTCTGGTATAGGTATGACTTTAGGACAATTTAACTTACAGTCTCGTTTAAGGGACTGACGACATTGCTCGCAAGTAATAGGATTTTTATTTGAATAAAAACTTGCGAGTTCCTTTAGTTTTTTTCCTGTTTCTCCAGTGTGTTAGAGGCATCATTAACATTCTCAAACACAAACTCTCTGATTTCGGCCTCATAGTCATAAACCAATTTCTTGTTTTCACTATCACACTTCAGAACTTTCCCGTTGTTGTCGAACATTTCTTTCCAGTCTTTTACACAGTAGTCGAACTGTTGGAACAGCGCGCCGTCAATGTTCTGAATATCCAGTGCTGAAAATGGAAAAGGCCTTATTAAGATCTCAACGTCTTTAAATTTTTGCCATCTTGCTTTTATTTTAGTATTAATTTTCATGTTTTCTCCCAGTGTGGGCGGGTAGGAAAGTCCCTACCCACCCCTGTTATTTTTTTAATTCTTGTTACCCTGAAGCGGTTGTCAAAGCACCTGTTCCAGCGAAGTTGAAAGTAATTCTTACAACGTCTTCTGGCTCTGCTGTTACTTCATGAGAGGTGATATAGATGCCTGCATCAGCGTCAGCGCCCGTGTCTGGGTAGTAGTAATTCGTACTATCCATATAGAACTTGATATCGCTAATTTTGGTAGCGGCTATCTGAGCGTCCCTCAACACGGTCTGACCAGTGGTATCAGTAAGGTCGTAAAGACCCTCGAAAGAACCACTCCACTTATTAACACCCAAGCCGTGAATTTTATTCCAGGTATCACCAAACACTGGTTGCTCGATAGGTGAGCTCTCCAGGTTGATATTCCAGTTGTAAAGATTCTCAACAAGGACATCATCAAGATTGATTTTTGCAAGTCTTCCTAATAATGCTGCCATAATTTATACTCCTTATATATTTTATTCTTGTAAGTATCTTATTTTAAGGGCCAGAACCGCTATACTATGCGGGTCTTCTACACCACCTTCATAAATTACAAGTTCGTCTCCAAGCATGGTTTGTTCTTGGTAGGTCCAATTACCATTAGTACTATACAAAAACTTCTCTACGTCTTCTGCTAGATTGTGGATATTGTCTGTGTTACCGTCACCATCATTGTCAGCGTACAAATACATTTGAATCAGTAACAGTCGCTGTTTCTTACTGTGTGCCATGTGAACTTCAATGTCGTCCTTGTAGCACCAGAAAGCAATGGCTGGCATTATGTCAAAATCCTCTAACATATAGATTCCCCGCTTCACATCAACAAGGTCTGTGCTATATCCGTTGGCTACAGTTATGTTGGTTAAGTCGGTTTTAAGAGATGCTAATATATTGTTTCTAATAGACATTATATTCCTTCCAGTTTACTTGTGATTGATTTTACTATAATACTTGACATCTTACCTATATTATTATTTATAGCCGGGCGCAAGAAAGGTCTCGCAGGCATAATGCTCTGCTTAACTGTTCTCCATCCGTGAGTACCTTTAAAATTCAGGTACTTACCTGTGCGGGCCCTAATGACCCCACCCAACTCATGTATTCGTGAATATATTACGTAAGACCCCAGACTTCCTATAATAGAACGGCCCTCTGCTGTTACACTACTGTTAATGGACCTTCTCAAATTGCCTGTCTTGACGTTAAGATTACCAGGGGTTCCCATTAAGGCTTTAGACTTCCCCTCGGCGAAGAACATAGCCATCCGCATACCTTCAATAGCGCCTTTGTTGTACGCTTTTCTCAAGTTAAGTAAATTACCAGTCTTCATACCAAAGTCAAGTTTAATCATTACTGAAACTCCCTTCGCATATATCTGTTAAGCATTTGCTTAACCTGCGGTAGTAATGACCTTGGCTCGTAGTATATCGTGCCGTCATCCAGAGTTTTCGAGGTAGTGTCCACCTGTGTCCTACTCTTATATCTATGGAGAACTTCCTCAATACACGCCTGTTCTATTTCTACTGGAACAGTTGTGTAACCAGCGGTGTAGGTAATCTTTACATTCTGTAAGTAGGACCCTGTAAAATCTGTCCTGAACGCTATCCTATTATCATCTACTATACGATAACTTGTACCACTAATTAAAGCGGTATCAGGCCACACCCACTCACTGTCATCCCAAATACCTGAAATATCTGTAATAGGATAATAGTCCGTGAACAGAAACACACCCCCACCGTCATGGTATTCTGTGAGGTCTCTCTCAAGGAACACCCCGTCAACGTAATTCTCGAATGAAGCAGACACCCTATTGATTAAAAGTTCAAGTAGAGCATCCTGAGCGTCACTATCAGGGAAACTTCCATATAATTTCACACCGGACACAGTTGTTAATGCTATAGCCGAAAGTGCCATCTATCTACTCCTCAGTGAGAGGGGCCGAAGCCCCTCCCATTTAGTTTTTTTTACGCAATATCAAAATCTACAAGAGCGCCAGACTGCAATACACCACCGTCATAACGAGCGTACATTACGAACTGTTGTACCCCTTCTTTCATCTTGATATATGGATTGTAACTAATCTTGGTACCAACTCTACGACCAAGAGCATAATTTATCAAGTTACCGTACACACCGAAATACTGGCCAGTGGTAGGCGCACTCTTCAAGTTCTCAACATCTACAGCGCCGTAGCCATAAATTCCACCCGGAACTCCTGCATTTGGGAACTGATAAATAGGTCTACTATTATCATCAGAAAGTGTTCTGATATAGTGGTAAGCAAGTTTATTGAAGTAGTACTTCGCGCCAGCTGAACGAATACCTGGGATAGAAGCAATAGCTTCTGAAAGGTCGGACGCTGAAAGATCAGCGATGGTACCGGACACTGTAATTGTAGTACCAGCGGAACCACAGATTGAGGAAGTAAAATCAGAACCATTAAACACCTGATCATCAATTGACTGGCCCAGAGCCTCAGCAAACATTTCTGTCACCCATGAGGTAATGTCCCAGAAGGTATCTTCCATCAAATCTTCATTCACTTCAGTAAAGCAACCAATACGGTTCATGTCCAACTTAACCTTGCTCAATGTAGGAGTGCTCTCGTTATTGGCTGTGCCAAAAGTCTGAACGTCTACAGACAACGACGCCGCTTCGGTAGGAATATGAAGGACATCTCTGTTTACTGTGTAAACACGACACTCTTGTAGTGCTACGGAACTCAATCTTGCCATAGCATTCAAATCCGATTCCCACTCTTCTGGAACAATATACTGGCCCGTATTTGCTTCGGTAAGTGCTTTACCAGTAATCATGTCAATGAAAAACTTGGCATGTCTGTTCTTTTTATCTTCATCAGCAATACCTAAACTAACACCTTGCTTACGAATATCGTAGCCTTTATATATAAAGTCTACAGTTTTGTCTTCACCTGGTACCTGAGCCTTAAAGGTCTTACCCTTTGCAGCCTCTGCTTTCTCTTTGAAAGCCTTTAATTCTTTATTCTCTTCTTCCAATTTGGTAGCATTTTCAATCGCTTTTTCCTGATTTTCTTTCAGGGTGTCTGCGTCCATTATTTCACGCATAAGACCAGCGAGTTCTTTTTGCTCTTTGGAAAATTTCTTTGGATCTGCCATAATAAAAATCTCCTTATCGTTTATTTAGTAATTCTTTTATCATCTCATCCATTGTCTTGTCGGTCATTTTATTGTCTGGTTCTTCGTTCAGGTCTGTTGCCTCGAAGCCCTCAATAAATTTACCTAACAAGTCGTCAAAATAAGTTTTCTCGTCGTACTCTTCTTCATCTAACTTATCCTTCAACTCTTTTACTTGTGCTTTGAGTATGTTTATTTCGTTTTCCATGTCGACAGTCTTTTCCTGTCCATCTCCGCTAGTATCTCCTTCATCGCCCGCTTTTCCTTTTTCTTGCCACTCTTCGTACGCTTTGAGTTCTTCATCTGTAATTACACCGTCCTTTACCCCATCCATCACTGACTTACCAGTGGTGAGGGCTGCCTGGTTAGATCCAACAGGAACTACTGACAACTCCAAGAGGTCTGATTTAGTAAATATTCTGTAGGTACCCTTCTTACCCTTGTTCTGGGGGTACTCAATGGCATCATAATCAGGAATAAAACCAACACTGACAGCGTTAAGATATCCACCTTTTACAAGGCGATAAACGGTATCAGCGAAAGGATAGGTCTCTGCGTCAGCGAACTCTACCTTAATCTTAATATCCTTATCACTTTTAGTAACCTTCACTGCTTTACCAATAGGTAGCCCTGCGCGGTCGTGTGCCCATAAAATAACAGGGTTCTTCTTGTAGTTAGTAGTGGTCATACCTTTAACACTAACAATCTCTCCATCACGATCAACAATTTCCTTGGTGGCTGTAAACTCTACCATCCTGTCTTTGTTCTTATCTGCTTTTATTTCAAAGCTCGTGGTTTCTTTCTTTAATGTGTCCATTATGTTATCTCCATTTTATTCTATTACTGGGCTTAAAGCGCAGCGACAATTTATTTCCTTCTGTCCTGGGAAGCTTTCTCCCGTACCAGAAAACGGTGTTCCTATAAGTACTGGGCCATCCCCTTGGTTTTGTAAGTGTGACTTTCTTGTGTTGTTATCGTTAGCACTCAACCAACGAACCTTCTGAACTCCGCTAGACTTGTAGGTCTGAAGCGAGGCGTTGGACATTATGTTAGAAGTCTCGGTACGTGCGATCTTTTGAAGTCTACTATCTGTAAATCTGTAATATTTCTTCACTGATTTACCTATAGTGTCTAAAGTAGCCCCTTCTTCAATACCGCCAACGATTATGTTCTTAACCTCGTTGAAAGTAGTGTTATTAATACCGGTTATGAAGTTAGCCCTCTCTTGTATTACTGATTGGGGTATCTTATATCCTTGCTTGCTTCCTATAGTTAATAAGGCAGTGTCAGTCGCTATTTGGGCCGAGTTAGTATATAGTGGCACCATCATAGATTCCAGTCTGGCATTTTCACCATCCATTAGATTAACAAGTGCTGACATAACAATTGCTTGCTCAACACCAGCCTTCTTACCTGTGACAACCTTCAGAACTTTGTTCCTTTGCTTAAACATATAGTTGCCAAGTGCTTTAACATAAATCTTTTCCTGTCTGGCCTGTTGCTGTAGATAAACTGTAGTCATCTGGTTCTTTATTTTCTTGTTTTCAGTCTTGGGGGCCTCTCTTTCAATAGGCGGGGCTTCTTCAGGAGTGTCGTCATCAACTCTAACTAAATTAAAAGGCATAAACCTATAGGCACCGCTGCCATCTTCTTCAGGCATGTCTAGGTTCAGTCTTTCGTTCACCTCGTCTCTATTGTACCCCATAGCAAGTAATTTCTGTGCTGCATCTAGGGTTTCATTCAGGTCGGGCCTCAACTCTTCTACTTCAGACAAATCAAATTTACAAGTAACGCCTGGATAGTGCGGGTCTAACAAGGTAGAGTTCAGTTTCTCTTGTGTCCTGATCAAGTTAGGAACAATAGTCAACTGCCACAACGACCTCATATGGGTCAGAGACACTGCTCTGTCCATCTGGTCACTTACCCCTATAACACCTTTGGGTATACCAAGAAGTATCAATAGGCGGTCTCTAATCTCCTGCCTACCCTCGATAAACTGTATATCCTTCATGTTCTGCAAGGTGTCCCTGTATTTCATACCACCTAACAACCCACCCACACGGCCTGCTTTAGCAGAGCCCTGGTGAGCACTATTAAACTTGTCTATAACCCGCTTCATCTGGGCAGAAGTAATTGTGGAGTCTTTATCAACCTCAATTATACCACCAAGCTGGCCAAAGTTGTCAAAAAACTTCTCATTGTAAACTGCTGCCGACTCATCAGTCATATATTCATGGATTGCTACGTCTAAAGGCGACATACCTCTAATACTGCCATCATTACCCGGCATCTTGTAGTGCGACATCTGATCTATTGGAATAGGTACCTTATCATTATATACCCACATCTTTACTTGGCCGGTTACGTCATCCACTTCTTGCTTTACAAACTTTGGATTCAGTGTGTACACGCTTGTTACCACACCATATTCGTTAGTTAGGTAATACAGGAAGGCTTCACCATAGGCGTAGAAATACACGCCTGTTTGCTCCCATAACTCGAATTTGGACGTGAATTCATTTGGTCTGTTGAACAGTCTGTTCAACTGGTGTGTTGGTGGAAGGGTTTGTCCATTCTCAATAAACTCTAATGGTACACGGGCCTGGTTCTGCGCTAACAGTGTTATGCCTCTGTATACTACATAGTTATTTTTATATGGGTCTTTTGTACCGCTGCCCCATTTCTTGAGCTGGCCTCCTTCTACATACACGAGTTCATCTCCCACGGCCTTGTTAACCCTGGGTTTGAACAAATCCTTAATGTTATCAAAAAATATCATGTTAGTTTCACCTCATTAGAATATGACATCATATATTCTTTCCTTGTGATTGTAGAATGTCAGACATAAGGCATCTGCGAGGTCGGGCGACCCTATTCGCTTGTTCCTACCCTTGTAGTCTTCCTTTCTCTCGATTACTATTCTACCGTTCGAATCGTATTTGAATCTTATGCTTGTTAACTGTGCTATCAATTCTATATTGTTAGGTATAGACACACTGCCCTCTAACCATTCCTTTGTTAACCCCCAGAGTTCATCTCGCAGTCGCATAAACTTCTCTGGTTGGTTGCTTCGCCTGCCGACGTTAACGTCAACTACCGGTAGGTTGTGGGAACCAAGTATATCAACTACGCCAGCACCAATACCAATTGCATCTACACAAATCTTACTTGGTCTGGTCAACTCGCTGGCCTCGTCCCAATGTAGCTTTACTAAATTAGCCACAGCCACTATGTCATACTTGCTAACCTTGATTATCTCTTTTACCTTTGTACCGTGTCTTTTTACTAACACAGAACTATCATCTCCAAAACGAGCAACGTCCACTCCCCAAACTATGTCACCCTTTGGAACCCTAACATTGCGCTCCACGGCCTCATCTACGAGGCCTACTGATATATAGGTGGCTTCTTCTGTGTCTGGGAACTGTCCCAAGCAATGGACCATGTAGGTCGGGCTATCTTTACCGAACTGGATGGCCATTTCTTCAAACTGCTCTTTCCTTGCGATAGGGCTGTCTAAACTACTGAACTGTAGCTTGTCCCATCTGTTATCACTGTGAAAGAGGTCATAAAAGGTGCCAGATAGCCTGTTTGGGTTGCTAATCAGTAAACAATAGTTCTCTAATTGAGTAAACGATCCCAAAACACTATTGAGTATTTCCGTAGGGATACCAGCAGCTTCATCTGCTACAAACAACATATTTTCGGCATGAAAGCCTTGAAGCGCTTCAGGCGACTCGGCTCGTGCCGTTCTACCAACACAAAACCATAATTTCTTGTGTTGTTTATGATATATCCTATCCTTTGTCATTTCGAATTGAGATTTAAAGATAGGATTTAATTTCTCATAGCAGTCCGCCAACCTACTAAACAGAACGTCGTTCAGTTGGGGACCACTGGGAGCTGTAACTGGAACCTGTGGTTTCAATTTACAGCACAGAAACCACCATATAGCGAAGGCAGCACACAGCGATTTACCTATGCCCCTGCCACTCGCCACTGCTACAAATTTATGGTCCCTTAAACTATTTAATATGGCAGCCTGTTGAAAGGTTGGTGTAAAATCCAAGCAGTCTTCCACAAATGACACTGGTTCTTCCTCGTAGCATTCGATTAGGTCCCGAATAGCTTTATTCTGGGCCATTAGTACCTGTACGTTATTTGACAACTCTTAATCCCTCTTTTGCCATACGGATTTCGCGCTCTTTCTTTTTGTATTTTAAATCGTTCAAAGCGCCAGCAATATCTACAACATCCTGGGCATCGAAGTTCTGTTTGTTGTCCAAGCCAGATATTCTCATTAACAGTTCAATAACTTTGAGTTTGATTCCGCCCGCTATATGTTTATCGTCTAGCATATCGCTGAGCATGTCAATATACTGCTTGCCTTGTCTACTACCTTTTAGGATATAATCCTGTAGAGCCTTGTCGGCTGATTTCTTGGCTTTCTTGGTACCGTGCTGGTTGCCCTTTGAAAATCGGCCCTTATTGTCTTTACCTTCTGTCGTTGTTGCTTTCTTCTTCGCCACTATATCACCTCTCTCACAAATGTGTACCTATGGACATTGTGAATGTACATTAATCGCCATCCCTCATTTCCAAGATTGTTTAAAATTAATTCCAAGTCCTCTGTTCTCATATTTGCACTAAACACTCGTACAAGGTACTCGTACTTCTGATGCCTAGCGGCATCCTTCTTCTTTCTCGCTATGCCAGCCTTAATTGCTTCGCTCTTCTTTTTATCTACCATGATTTTTATCTCCCAGTGTTGTGAACCCCAGTCTGCATGCTTGTCTACAGGGATTTCACAAAGTGTACTTCTGTCAACGGCACACTATGCCATATCTACGGGACCTATGGGGTCGTGAACACCGCTCTGCATGCTTGTCTACGAAAAACTTTGAAATCGACCTTTGTAAGTAAGCACTCATGTTGATTCTATGGGACCTATGGGGTTGTGAACTATAGGTTGCATGCTTGTCTACGAAAAATTCATTTACAAATAAATCAATCAACTGTCGGGGGCCCCTTTTAGCACCATAAATGTGTTTCAGTGATCGTCGGATTCCGAAAACCGACATTACTATCAATAAAGTCAGTTACTTAAAAAGTCGTTATTTTGGTTTTCATTTAGTTATAGGGTAAAGTGCTGTGTGCTGTTTTTCTTTTGATGCCTTGCATTCTACCATACCATTATGCTATTTTATACTACTGAATTAAATTTCTATGCTGTGTAACTACACGATGTTACTATACTATCATTACTACTAAAAAAAAATTACAATAAATTATATGAGGGTAAGGTAGGATAAAAGTCCA